TCAACGATGGCAGCGAGGTGGCTGCCGCGACCGGCAACACCGCGTTCTCAACCCTCGACCTCGAAGACTTTGAGGCGATGGTTGGCAAGCTGCCTCAGTACGCTGTCAACGGAGCCAGGTGGTACATTAGCCGCGTTGGTTGGGCGAACTCGATGCTGCGGCTTGCGGAAGCGGCTGGCGGCAACACTGTCGCCCAGATCGCTGGCGGTGCTCCCCTGCAGTTCCTCGGGTTCCCCGTGGAAATCGTGCAGGTAATGAACAGCACGACCACGGCCCAGACCTCGACGGACGGAATTGCCTACCTCGGCAATCTCGATCTGGCGGCGTCGATGGGTTCGCGGCGTGGCATCTCGATTGCCGTGGATGGATCGCGCTACTTCGAGTACGACCAGCTTGCCATCCGTGGAACCGAGCGGTTCGACATCAATGTGCATGAGAAGGGGACCAGTACTGTCGCTGGCCCGGTGATCATGCTGAAGACCCCGGCGTCGTAAGGAGAGCCTACATGATCAATGCACAGAACACCCGGTGGGTGAGCGTCACTCCCCCGGCTGCCATCGTGGACAATGCCAGTCTGACCACATCGGAAATCGACACCGCCGGTTACGATTACTGCGAGGTCTACGTTTACCTCGGAGCAACCGATATCGCGATGACCGCCCTCAAGATGCAGGAGTCCGACACGAGCGGCAGCGGTTTCGCCGATGTGACCGGCCTTGTCTATGGCACCTCGGCGGGGATCGCTGGAACTACCTCGGCGCTGCCGACTGCGACCGACGACAACAAGTGCTTTAAGTTCGAGATCGACTTGCGGGGACGCAAGCGCTATCTCGACTTGGTGGCGACTTGTGGCGACGGAACTGCCGGAACCTTTGCGACGGCGTTCGCGCTGCTGTCGCGGGCGAAAGATACGCCGGTCACTGCGACCGAGCGGAACTTCGGCAACATTTTGCGGGTGCCTGCCTAATGCGGCTGGTGCTCCTGCAGACATGGAAGGGATTGCGAGCAGGCAAGACAATCGATCCGCCTGATGGGGTGGGAAACCTCCTCGTCAGGCGGAAGATTGCCAAGCCCGCGCCGGAAGAAATCGAACAGGCGACAGCAGTCCCGCAGTACGAGCGGGCAGTACGTCGGCAGAACAGAGGGCGATAGGCCATGCCGTGGGACCGTGCGAGACCGTTGGAGTCTATGCGGGGGGTTCGCTCTTCGCTGCGCGTGAGCGTGCCTCCAACGGTTGAGCCGGTCAGCGTGGCGGAACTGAAAGAGCACGCAAGGATCGATCACGGTCACGAAGACGCACGTCTTGCCAGCCTGATTACAACGGCACGGCTGCTGGTCGAGAAAGACACACGGCGGAAACTGTGCACGCAAACTGTTGTTCTGTCACTCGACTATCTCCCGTCCTACCTCGTGCCGGACATCCTGCCGATTCAGTCGATTAGCGGGATCACGTACTACGACGGGAACAACACACTACAGACGCTGGCGGCCAGCACGTATGAAGCTGACTTGTACGCTGAGCCCGTGATCATTCGGCCTGCATTCGGGCAGACCTGGCCCACGACTTACGACAGGTTTGGGGCTGTCCTGGTGACGATGCTGGTCGGATATGGTGCGGCGAGTGCTGTGCCTGAAGACGCGAAGCAAGCGATTCTGTTGCTGGCCAGTCATTGGGTCGAGAACCGCGAAGCTGTGATCAGTGGCACAATCTCGAAGGAAATTGAGTTGTCCTACACGGCCCTCACTGATCGGTTGAAGTGGGGGAACTACGCATGAGGGCAGGACATCTTTCACAGCGCGTCGAGGTGCAGCGACTGTCGGCAAGCGTCAACGGTGCTGGTCAGGTTGACGAGACCACAAGCGGGAACTGGGTGACGTTTGCTGTTCGATGGTGTCGAATGGTAACGCGCGGGAGTCGTGAGTTTGACAGAGGGCCAGAGATTGCAGCCGACATCACGCATCAGATCACAATGCGAGCCGATCCGCAGAGCAAGGCGTTCACCGTCAAGCAGCGGCTGAAGATGGGCGATCGCGTCTTTAGCATTGCAAGCCCACCTCTCGATGTGGACGAGGGTAGCGAGATGGTGCGGTTTATCGCGACGGAGATCGCAATCGATGGCTAAGCCAAAGCCAGTATTCACGAAAGCAGACTTCAAGAGTTTTGCCACACAGCGTGCTGTTCAGGTCGGCATACAGCAACGGATCGCCTCTCTGAAATTGACTGGCGACAAGGCTTTGATCAAAAGTCTTGACACAATTGCACCAGCAAAGGCCCGCAAAGGAATGCGTACTGGTTTGCGAAAAGCCGTTGCGATCTTGGCAAAACAAATGAAGGCGCAAGTTCCATCAGACAAGAAGCGACTTAAGGTATTGATTGGCAGTCGAGCTGAGGAAACGAAGCGAGACGCATTCGTAGCCAAGGCGGGAGCGGGTGTCGGAGATGCCTACAAGAAGGTGGCAAAGCGTGGAAAAATTAAACGTGGCGTCGGCATGGCTGGCAAAAACATTCATTGGTTAATGGTTGGCACAAAGCAGCGACGGCAGAAGATGAAAGCTGAAACAAAGGCTGGCCAAATTGCAGCACGAGATATGGAGGCAACTTTCGGCAATCTCGGGCATCGTACCGGAAAAGTCCCTGCCTCTGGCTCTTCAGATGCGGCGCAATATCGGAAAATTGTTCCGGCAGGGTTTGCCGCTGGCAAGGATGCGGCTGCTGCCGTTCTTCGTGCAGAGATTACCAAGGCAATCGAAAAAGCACGTGCCACGAAAGGTAAGTAATGGCAATTGAAATTGGACTTCGCACACTGCTACTAGCCCAAGCATCAATCACGACGTTGGCCCCCGCCCAGACTGTCGGCGGCGTGGCGTTTGAAGCGGTGTTCCTCGACAACCCGGCGGAGGGCGTCAAGCCCCCTTACGTCATTATCACGCAGACCGGGCACGATCCATACAAGCGACTCGACGGGACAGGCGGAACGCTGCGAAAGACGGAGCTTGACATCGACTGTTACGCCAGCAACCGCCCAGCATCGATCACGCTGGCGGGTGCCGTTGAGACATTTCTCCGCGACTACGTAGGGGCAGCCGGGGCCAGTGACACGATCAACGCGGTCCTCTGGGAGAATGCACGGGATGACACAATTTCGACCGGTGACGGACGGGATCAGCGGCATTACGTGCGGAGTCTTCAGTTCTCAATTCAGCACACTTAGGAGGTGCATTCATGTCGATTGTGAAGTGTAAGGGGACCAAGCTGCAACACACTGTGTCAGCGAGCTTGGTGGATATCGCGCAGATCCTCAGCATGGAGCACAGCGGGAGCGGGTCGGAGACGTTCGAGTCTACCACTCTCGACGGGGGCGTCTACAAGACGTTCGCCCCGACCGGCTACAGCAACCCCGGCCAGGTGTCTGCCGAGATCTTTTATGACCCGGCGTTGGCAGGCCATCAGGCGATCACTGACAACATCACGACACCTGCAACGAACGCCATGAAGATCATATACGCCGACACTGCGGCCACGAATCAGGCGTTTACCGCTGCTGGCGTCGAGTTTGGCGTGACTGTCGACATGGCCGACGGGCTCAAGGGAAGCGTCACCTACACAGTCTCTGGCGATCCTGGGTGGCCCACCTGATGAAAGCCAAGATCATTCGTGAGGACATTGAGATCAGCCCATCCGCCGTGCTGACCGATGACGAACAGGCCCAGACGGTCGAGCGGATCGTCTGGCGTAACGGCGAGAATAGTCCGGCGATATTCTGGAAACCTGGAGCCATCGTCGAGCGAGCCGACTGCTACATGTTGTGCCGTCTCGGTGTTGCCGAGCCTGCGGACGAGGAATGTCAACGACGGGCCGCAATGACTGCCGAGCAGTACCGCGAGGCGCAGCACGCCTCGAGGCGTCTGGCGGCTGGGATTCACCCGGACGATTTCCCGCTGTATGACGGCGGCATGATTGTCGGATACAATCCTGACGGGACATACACTCCCGGGCCGAATTGGCACCTGATGCCGGATGATACAGACGAGGATGAGGATGAGTAGAAAGGCGTTGCTGAAGCGGGTCCCCCGTGGCGTGGAGATCAACGGCGAGACTGTGCACGTTAGATCCCTGACGCTGCGGGAAGCCATGCGTTTTGACGAATTGGCGAAGGGCGAGGAACTCGCGGCCATGCGGTTTCTTGTGGCTACGTGCGTTGTCGAGCCGGATGGAAGCCAGACCTTCCAGCAAGGCGACGATGCCATTGCGGATATCCCCGTGGACACGATCCGCCAGATCGGCGAGGCGGTCAAGAAAGTCAGCGAGCCCGGCAGCGTGGAGAAGGCCGAAAAAAACTGAGGAGCGATGATCTGCTGTTGTGGGTGATGCGACTCGCGGCGGCTGATCATCGCCTCACAGAATGGGAGACACTGCTAGACGAACTCACGCCTCGGCAAGTGACGGTGTTGCAGGCATTCGCCAGCATCGAGGGATGGGGCGATGTGAAGGCCGATCATAGAGCGGCAATGCAGACGACGATTCTTGCCAGTGCGTGGGGTGGCAAGGTGGAGTTCCCGAAGATCGTCGAGGCGTTCCGGCCCCAGGACAAACCGAAGCCACGAGAGATGACCCCGGACCAAGTGGCGAAAGGCATGGCGAGGTTAAGGCATGGCGATAGTCGGTAACCTCGTTGCGAACCTGACAGCAAACACCACGGGATTCACGTCTGCGCTCGTCAATGCCAGTGGCGTCATCCAGTCACTTGGCAAGTCGACGGCGACGGCGGCGTCGGGTGTTGGTGCTGGCATGGGCAGCATTATTGGCCAAAGTGGTCGAGCGGCTGCGATGATTGGTACGTCAATGGCGTCGATCATTGGAAGCGTCGGAAAGGCGTCCGCATCTGTTTCTGTCGGCATGGCCAAAGCTGTTGGTGAATCCCGGGTGGCTGGTGCCAAGGCCGCGGCGATCCAAGCCAAGACAGCCGCACAGATCGAGCGACAGCAAGCCAGAGCGATGAAGTCCGGCGTGACGGGCGGACTGATTCAGTTCAGCCTATACGCTGCGGCTGCACGTACGGTGGCCAACACAGTCGGCGGTGTGATCACGGCATTCCGCGAGAGCCAGCAGGCAGGCAAAAAGCTGGACTCTGTACTTGCATCCACGGGCGGTGCTGCTGGCGTCACAGCGGAAGAGATTAAGGCACTCGCGGGAGACATGCAGCGGCTGACCAATTTCGAGGATGACGCGACCATAGCGGCGGCTGGTGTGCTGGCGACGTTCACGCAGATCAAGGGCGATACGTTCAAGGATGCCCTGATGGCGGCACAAGACCTGTCAGCAGTGATGGGGCAGGACATTCAGGCCAGCGTCGTTCAGATCGGCAAGGCGTTGAATGATCCTATCGCTGGGATCACGGCCCTGAGGCGTGTCGGCGTGTCGTTCACGAAGGAGCAGCAGCAGCAGATCAAGAACCTGGTGGAACAGGGCCGATTGCAAGACGCCCAGCGGATGATTCTTGCCGAACTGCAAACCGAGTTTGGCGGGGCAGCGCAGGCGATGGCAGACCCGCTGACGATCGTTGGAAATGTGATCGGTGATCTTGGCGAATCTCTCGGCTCGTTGATCATGCCAGCCTTGACGGAGATCGCGCAGTTTATCGTGTCGAATCTGGTGCCGCACTCGGAGACGTTGGCCCAGACGTTTACCTCGTGGGGCGAGATCCTGCGTGGATGGGTAGCCGAGTCTCTGTTGTTTGTGACGCAGGTCAGCAGCTATCTGCGGGCCGGGTTCACGATCATCTATCTTGGCGTGGTCCAGCTTGCCGGCGCGATGGAGCACTTTTTCACACAGGAATTGCCGGTGTACTTCAACTGGTTTCTTCAAAACTGGGGCAACCTGTGGTCCGATGCGCTGAACATGGTGCAAACGGTGTTCAGCAATCTCGGCAGCAACATCGCGGAGAACATGACCGCGATCTGGGATTACATTGCGAGTGGTGGCACGATCCCGCTGGAAATGGCGTGGACGCCTCTGCTGGATGGGTTCAAGTCGACCGTCGACGAGATCCCAAAGATCGCCGCACGTATCCCCAGCGAACTGGAGAAATCACTCGGCGAGGAACTGACGGCACTTGAGCAGCAGATCGCCCAGGGGATCACTGGAAAGCTCGATGAGGTGGCCCCGAAAGCACGGCAGATGGAGCAGGGCAAAAAGGCACTGGAGCCAGCAGTTGGCCCCGTGCGTGCTGTAGGTGCAATGGAAGCAGGTTCAACTGCGGCCCTGCAAACCATCTTTGGAGCGATGCGTTCCAAGGAAGATGAGGCCCTCGCCTTGCAGCGGCAACAGGCCGAGATCGCACAACAACAACTCGACGAACTCAAGGCGATGACGCAGGACGAGGAACTCGTAGAGATCGAGGCGATCTGATGGCAGTGATCAAGATGGGATTGGTTGCCGGGCAAGACTTGGATTACTCCAAGCCCTATGAAGCCACGTCGACGCTGCAATGGTTGGCCGTCACTGACAACAACTTTGACACGTGTTCCGAGGTGTACAACTACGGGTTGGCGAACCTGATCCTGCCGCTGCCGTACGTCACGTTTCACCCGACATTGGTGTCCCACCTGTGCCGCAACGTCAAGGTCAAGCAACAGGACGGACAGCCGCGACACTGGACGATCGTGGCGGAGTATTCGTCGGCCCCTACCAAGGACGAGGAGCAGGAAGAGAATCCGCTGAACCGTCCGCCTCGGGTGCGATGGCGAACGAACCACTATCGGCAGGCGATCTACCGTGACATCGACGGCAAGGCGATTCTGAACAAAGCGGGCGACTACTTTGACCCGCCGGTAGAGGTAGACCGCAGCCGCTGGACAGTCAACGTGACAGCCAACGTGGCCAACGTGCCTGGATTCATGCTGGATTACGAAGACGCAGTCAACAATGCGGCAATCACAATCGGCGGTGTGGTAATTCCACAATACGCCGCGAAGATCATGGATCTCGACATCGGCGAACTCAAGCGAGAGGGCGACTACCTCTACTACGAGTTTGGCTACTCGCTGGAGATCCGCAGAGAGAAGTGGATTCCGCTGAAGGTGTTGAACGCGGGACTCCGGTTCAAGAGCGAGGCGAATCGCAAGCAGATCATGGACAACTCAACGCCACAACGGCCTGTGTCGTCTCCGCGTTTGCTTGATGCGAATGGTGCCGTGCTTGCCGATCCAACACCGGACAACGCGACCTACTGTGATTTCACTGTCTACTACGCCCGTCCATTCTCTGTTCTCCCGGGAGTTTCCTGATGGCACGTCTAAGCGGCACACTTCAACTCGATGCGGGCAGCGTCGAAGATCAACACATCAGCAGCAGCACGAAGATCGATGCCGACAAAGTTCAGCATCTATACCGAGCACAGACGAACTTCGCGCTTGCAATCGGTGCTACACCGGTGGCCCGTGAGGAGGTTGTTTACGTCTGCGAGGTGGCAGGCACGATTCGCCAATTCGCTGCCCTCTGCAACGACACCGGCACCTCGGCGAGCGTGACTTTCGACCTGAAGAAAAACGGCACGTCGATCCTCTCCAGCGTAGTCACGATCACCAACGCGACGGCGGACAGAGCGGTTGTGGATGGCACGCTGTCGAGTACCTCGGTGGCAGTCGGTGACGTGCTGTCTATTGCCCTGGCCGTGTCGTCGTCGACCGGAATGCAAGGCCCGTTTGCGTACCTCACCGTCGAAGAAAACGGGGCTCCCTGATGGCCGGTGTGAAGTTCACGCGCGAATCAGCCCAGCGAATCGCGGACACGGTGCGAACCGTCGAGGGAAGCATCACACCTGCGACGCAGGGCCGAGCCGCGCCGAACTTCGCCCAGTTCGATTACATGCTGATCGGCAAGACTGACGCGGCAATCACCAAGGGCGCGTCTGGTGCGATCAGCGTGTACTCGGGGACCTCGGCCAGTGGGTTGACGGACACGGGTGACAACATCACGGCGTACAATCGATTCGGCCACGTGTCATCCGGGAAGTGGGTGGCCTGCTGGACAATGCCGTGGGGCTTTGAACTGGTGGCTGCGGAATGCTAACCCACCGCGAGGGCTGGCGATACAGCGGCAAGACTCCCGAGTTCTTCTCGGGGCAGTCGGGGTGCTCGTGTTGCCCTCCTCCACCGCCTCCTCCTCCCCCACCATTCGTCTATTATCGCAACCAATACGGCTATCTATATGGGCAGACGGGCGTCGTCCCGTTCACGTGCGAGTTTTGCGACACGCCAGGAAAACAGATAGCAGAGAAGTGGCAGCTAGAAATCGATGGCGTCGACTCCATCACCCCACCTGATCCGTGCTCAACTAATGCGGGTGGCCCCACATGCGCAAACATCAACGGGACGTGGATTCTAACCCGTGGTTCGCGTCCTTCGTATACGTACAACGATGGCGTGAGCAATGTGACAGAAACATATTGCGTGTGGTGGAGCCCGGTATTTACGTGGGTTGGTACATATCCAATTCCAGACCCAAGCAATTTTTACAAAGTGTTTTGTTATGGTTGCGCGAACATGGCGGCATATTTTGTTCTCACACTCGCGACTCTCCGCAACACGGATACAGGGCTGGTTATCAACCGATCTGTGGATTTGTCGGTCTCATATCCCAACGCATTCTCACAAGGATTCACCGTATGGAGACCAACCGCAGGCGAGAATGTTTTTGACTGCCTCGGCGTCAACGAGATGAGCCTGGTGACGGACTCATTTCACTTCGGTGGAGACGCTGGAGCCGCGTCCCCGTTCTGTTGCGATGGTGTCCCCACAACTGTTTTCCTCTTGCCCCTATGAACTGCCAGCTACCAGACAACTCGCCCCGTCGACTCGATGCCCCCCAAGAGGTTGTGTGTCGCAACTGCGGGACGAAATACTTTGTGCGGATTTTTCCCCTTCGCGCTGAGTGTCCGATGGGCGAACTCGCCGAGTTCCTGGAACAGTCCGAGCCCAAGACAACAGGGCTGGGCGACGTTGTTGCGGCGGTCATCGACACAGTCACCCTCGGACTGCTCAAGCCGGCCACCGGTTGTGGCTGCGAGGGCCGGAAGAAAATGTTGAATCAGTGGTGGTCGTGGAAGTCGAGTCGATGAAAAAAAATCTGATCATGCACGTCTACCCGAAGACCGACCCGGGTCATTGGCGGCGAGGCGTCGAGCATGTGCGGCAACGCATTTCCCAGTTTACCGGGCGGCGTTTGGTCTCGGTCGCGGTCGACACCAGCACGGACACCGCGGGGGATGTAGACCGAGCGTTTTGCGGCGAATGCGAGATCCGCGAAGTGCACAACGACGGGCGGCAGGAAATGGTGTCTTTTCCGTGGCTTATGCAGCAGGTGATTGACGATAGCGACGATGTGACGTTTTACTGTCACGCCAAGGGGTGCACGCATGCAGACAATCAGGCATCCCATCTCTGGTGTGATGCAATGGCGTCCGCGTGTCTGGATTACCCTTCCCTGGTTGATTGGTGTCTTGCACGAAAACCGATCTGCGGGGCGTTTCGGTCGCGCCTGCAAGTAGGTGTCTCTCCTGCCCTCTGGCACTTTGCGGGCACGTGGTGGTGGGTCAGGAATCGGGATCTGTTCGCGCGGAACTGGGAGCGATCAGACCCGCAATTCTGGGGGGCTGAGTCATACCCGGGATTGCATTTCCTGCCAACTGAATCGGCGTGTCTGTTCTCCGACCATGCGGACACGCACCATCTCTATCACGTGCCGTGGTGGCGGGATGTGATTTGCCCAGCATACCAACACTGGCGAGCCGGATTCGACAAACGAGGCATCAGCCCACTTGCGCCCAACCCGCCATTGTGGCCACAGTTCAGAGCGTGGACTACCTAAATAGTAGGGCGTCAATCTCGGCCTGTTGGCCCCGAGCCTGCTCGGCGAGCCGAGCCAGTTCGTATTGGTATTCAATCAGGCCCAGCACGGGAGTACGTGCCACGACGCCTACAATGGCCCCGGGAGCGGCGTAGCGGGGCTGTGCGTCAAGATACAGGGCAGCGACCGCAACGCCTAGAGCGATGCCAGCAAGAGCACGGGCGGAATTGCCATTCTGTCGGACCCAGTTGGGTGTCATCGTGTCATCTCCTTCGGGTTCTGCGCGGACCATCCCCATTATGCCTAGCCGTCCCGTCCTTGCCTCTTTTGGGGCTACCGTGGACAGGGCTGGCGACCGTGCAGCCGGTGTGTGGGTCTGATGGGTCTTAGTCTTGCGACTCGGCTAGGCCCGGGTTGTCAGGGTGGACAGAGCCCGGATTTCAATTCGACCAACGCCAGATTCCGCGAGCGATGGAACTCGCGATGCCTCCCACCACCACGTTTGGCCTGCCTTGTGGGCTCCCGATTCAGTCGACACGGGACAGCCAGTTTTACGACCGAGAATGTGCCAAACGCTGCTGCATGAAAAAACCCGCTGACCTTACCGGGGCATCGGCGAGATCAACGGGTTGTTCAACGTCAGGTTCTGCCTGATGGGATGCCCCCCGCCAGACATCGGGCATTATACCTGCCGCGTCCCCCGCGTCAACACCCAGACCGCCAGGGCGACACCGAGCCCCACGGCCACCACCTGGGCGGCGGAGAGCGGGTCGATCCAGAGGGCGGGTAGAGGGAGCAGCAAAGCCATGCCTATAGCCTATCGACCCCGGAAAACAGCGAGGAAACCGGAATCCGGAAAAATTTTCGGATTTCCCTCTTGCAATCTTTTCCGCATGCCGATAAGATTAACCCATCAGACACGCGTCGTGACTGACAAACACCTAACCTGGGAGATGAGTGATGAAGACCGCCCGCAAGCAAAAGACCTACAGCGTTGCCGAAGCCCTGAAGCTGTTGGAAGACATGGGATACACTCGCGTTATTGGTAGCTTCACAATCGCGACAATGAAAACTCGGTGTGGGATCTACTGGGATGTGTCTGCGGCTGGGAAGGAGTATTACAAGCTGCGATGGTCGCACGGCAAATACAAGGGAAATCAAATCGTGTTTGTGACACGCCCAGACCACCACTAACCCCCCTAGCCAACCCCCCAGGAATCGGCCTGGGGGACTTCGGAAATCTTTCCAGATTTCCTGTTGACATCTTAGCCGCATGCCGATAAGATTAACCCATCAGACACACGTCGTGTCTGAACCACTAACCCGAGGAGATGACGATGAGCCTGACGACCACCCAGCAAGCTGCGTTGGACGCGTTTGCCCGAGACAGCCAAGTATCTGGCGCGTGCATCAAGCCGTGGGACGTCAAACGACAGACGGTATATGCGCTGCTAAAGCGGGGGCTGATTGAAGTGGCCAAGTCGACTGAATTGCAGTGGCATACCGAAATCGTGAATCGGCCGTTCGGGCGCGGATACACCACTCGAACCGTCCCCGTCTCCCATGTCGAGTATCGAATTGTGACTCGCTAACCTCACCCGACCCTGCCCCCGGGATTGTCTTGAGGGCTTTACCCACTAACCCGAGGAGATGACGATGATCAACGTTTCCGACCTGACGATCGACAGCCTGACCACCTTCCTGGTTTACGCGAACGACGCTGGCAACTGGGGCGACATGCCTTGGGTCAGTAACGGCAACATCAAGTGCACCAAGCAAATGCGGGGCAATCTGTCTGATCTGGTGAAGAAGGGCCTGATCCAGTTGGGTGACAATGGCGACGGCACGTGCATCACTTTCACCACAGCCGGGTCGGAACTTGCTGCCCGATGCGGTATCGAAGTTCAAGCCCTGGCAGAGTAACCCCCGCCCCTCCGCCCCGGGGAATGGTCCCCGGGGCTTCCCCCTAGCGCATGGAGATTGAGATGCACGCAGTTCTAACGGCTGGCAAATACAAGGCTGTCGACCCCTGCACGGTGGCAGCTTATCACCACCAGCGGCAATTGGGCTGGACGGAGTACCCTGCCGGGGCAGTGATCGAGGTGCCGCGCACAGTCAACGGGTTCAGATACTGTCTGTGGTGGTGGTCCTCGGAGTACGACTGCCCCGACACTGGCGAACCACAGCCGCGAATTGAGGTGATCGAGTAACCCTTGCTCCTACCGCCCCGGG